CTCCAGCAGGGCGTCGAGCTGCTTCTTGCGCTCGGCACGCCGCTCGATCAGGCCCGGGATGAGGGGACTGGGCATGGTGATTCCCTTCCGGGTGGGTGGTGTGGGCGTGCCTGCGGCTCGGGTGGTGATCCGGGTGACCGGCCAGGTGGTGCCCCAGGTGCGGGGTCCGGCGTGGCGGTCGGCGCGGCTCCGGCGCGATGGCAGGCGGTGAAACTTAGAGGGCCAGCGCGCGGGCGCGGGCTTCCAGCAGCCCCAGGGACGGCCCGGTGGGCTCCTGGGGTGCGGGGGTGAACTCGGTGGCGAGGCGGTCGAACACCTCGCGGCGCTCGTCGGGGGTGAGCCGATGCAACTGCGCCTCGACGTCGCGGGAGTTGAGGGTCGCGCCAGCCGTGTTCGGGTTGGCGCCGTAGTTCACGATCGAGACGTCACCCTTGTTGAGGGAGACCTCGAGAATGTCCCGCTGGTCGAAGTCCGGGCTCCACTGCTGGCGGGTGATCCAGAACCCGAAACTCATCTCGTCGACGTCGCCGCGGTCCATCGCCGAGCGCAGCGCCTGGACGTGCGGGCTCGCGGGGTCGAGGTCGGCCTCGGTGTGCAGACCGGTGTCGTCCTCGGCCAGCCGCATCGTCCCGGACTTGGTCCGCGCGAGCGTGAGACCACCGTGGTTGACGAGGAACGGGACGTCCGCGCTCTCGGCGAGGGTCTTGGCGAACGCGCCCGCCCGGACGACCTCGGTGAACGGGCCCAGCCAGTCGGACATCTCGTATCCGACCTCGGTGATACAGGCGTAACCGGTGAACGTCAGGGCGTCGCCGCCGGTGCCGTCCGCCTTGGCGCGCAGCTCGACATCACGGAACGGGACGGCGCGGTGCTGCAGATCAGCGGGCCGCTCGGCCCGCACGGACAGGTCAGGCATCGCGGCCTCCTACTTCGTCTTCGGCGGGGGCGCCGGCGGATCGTCCTGTGGCTCGGGCGGCTCGTCAGGCGGGGCGTCACCGGCGTGCGCGGAGTTCAGCGGGGCGTTGATGTCGTCGCCGCCGTCCACGGGCGGCAGGTTCTCCCGCGCCCGGATCTCGTTCTGGGTGAGCAGGCCGGCCGTGCGGCCCTGTACGTAGGCCGAGTACCGGCCGGACGTGTCCGTGCGCTCCAGGCTCGTCGTGTCCAGCCGCGCGTACTGGCCGCGCGGCAGGAGCGTCGTCCACGCGTCCTCGAACGTGCCGAGCCAGTCGTCGAGGGTCCAGATCCGGAACCCGATCGCCTGCTGCTCGATGCCGGTGCCCCAGCTGGTGGTGCGGTCGATCTGGCCGAGCATGTGGGGCGGCACCCCGAACAGCATCGACATGTCCAAGTTGGCGGCCGCCCGGGTGCCGAGGAACTGGGCGTCCTCCGGCGTGACCGAGATCGGTTTCCACTTTGCGCCGCCGGTGAGGACGCCGATCGAGTGCGAGTTGGGCAGTCCGGAGTGCGAGGCCTCGAACGCGTCCCGCATTTCGCGGGCTCGGCCCTTGTCGAGGTTGGCTTCCATCTCGACGACGCCGGTGAGGTGGGCGCCCTGGCCGAAGAACCGGGCGCCGAACTCTTCGGCGGCCAGGCCCAGGCCGATGGAATTGCGGGCGTAGGCGATGACCGACATGCCCTCGGCGGCGCCGGGCATGCACAGGCCGGTGATGTGGACGATGTCCTCGGGATTCTCGACGCGCTGCCGGTCGAGGTAGTAGGTGCGGCTGCCGTCGTCGTCGAGCTCGACGCGCACCCGGTCGGGGTGCAGCACCATCAGGCGGGCGGGGCGCCCCAGGTAGTCGCGGGTCAGGACGTAGGCGTAGGCGTTGCCGCGCAGCAGGACGGACACGGCCATCTGCTTGAGGCCCGCACGCCGCGAGGGGAAGCGCGTGCTGGCGAGGCCTCCGAACGGGTCGCTGACGATCGTGGGCGCCGGTGCGACGGGTACGAGGACGCCGTCTCGGGCCTGCATCGAGCGGAGCGGCCGACCGGCCAGCGCGCTGGAGATGATCCGTACACAGGCGTGGACGGCCAGCAGCTTCATCGCGGTCTGTTCGTTGACGGCGACGCCGGACGCCGTCGGCGTCATCAGGGAGCCGTTCGTGGGGATGCTGGAGTCGCCGAACTGGGTGACGGTCCGGAGTTCTGCTGCGCGGCGGAACAGGCTCACCGGTCCACCGCCCATCCGATGAAGAGCAGGACCGCGCCGAGGGCCGCGAGGCCGGCCTGCGGCTGCCACCACCAGGCGTCGGCGACCAGGCAACCGAGTCCGGCCACGTCCATCACGTCGGTGAGTGCGCGGCGCGGACGCTGCAGGCGTGGGAGCTTCACAGCACCTCCTACAGGTCGGCCCAGCTGAAGAAGCCCGGCTCTGGCTCGGGTTCGGGCGAGGTGCACGCGCGGTCGAGGGCGATGATCGAGGCGACGGCGAGGTCGATCTTCCGGGGGCTGCCCCGGGTCTCCTTGAAGATCATGAATCCCTTGCTCGTGTTGCGGACCACGGCGTTCCCGACGTGCCGGGCCAGCCGCGGGTCCCCGGACTGGGTGAAGCCGCGGTTCATCACGCCCTCGAAGAACCGCTGCGTCGCGGGCACCATGCGCTGCGGCGACTGCGGGAACTCGACGACCGGCAGACCCTCCTCCTCCAACACCTGGTAGGTGCGGGCCCACCGGGCGGGGTCGCACACGATCTCCCGGACGCTCCAGCGGCGGCAGGCCTGACGGATGGCGTCCTCGACCTCCAGGATCGGCACCGACCAGTCCGGCGGGGCGTCCCGGGGGCGCTCCCATGCCTGGACGACGTCGATGTGCGGGCGTCGGAGCCCGGCGTTCATCTCGGCGGCGAGGCGGTCGCGTTCGTCCTCGTCGAGGTCGGCGTGCGCCGGGTCGGCCGGGTCGAAGTTGAGTGCCTCGCCGACGCGGACGACCACCAGGGCGGTCGAGTCGTTGTTGAACGAACCGTCGAACCCGAGGCACACCTCGGCGCCGTCCGGGATGTCCGCCTCGGCCTCGCACTTCTCCCACACGCCCTCGGGCAGCCACAGCTTGGCGGCCGTGACCCAGATGTTGAGGCGCTTCGTCTTGTAGTCGGCCTCCGGCAACTTCCGCGAGACGGCGGCCATCTTCTCCGGGTCGAGGAAGTCGCCGTAGGCCGGGTTCGCCTGCTCCCACACCGACCGGTCCAGGTAGTTGAAGCCGCGGACCCGGTCGTTGGTCTCGTAGATCCGGGCGCCGTACCGCGAGTCCTCGACCTCGCCCTTCATGACCTTCTTGGCGTACTGGTACTGCTGGAAGCAGACCGTGTCCTCGCCGCTCGCGTCGGTCTTCTTGCCGAACGTCGAGATGCCGATGATGAGCGGCTGGGCGCGGGTGTCCGAGCCCTGGTTCATCACGTTCCACAGCTCGTCGTTGGGCTGCGCGTGCAACTCGTCGAAAAGCACGCGGCTCGGGTTGAGGCCCTCCTTGGTGAACGCCTCGGAAGACAGGGCCCGGTAGACGGCGCCGGTCGCCGGGTACTCGATGGCGTCCCGGTAGACCTTGAGGAGTCCGCCCTGCTTGGCGTCCAGCTCCGGCGACATCTCGACGGCCGCCTTAACCTCGCCGAAGATCAGTTTCGCCTGGTCCTTGTCCGCGGCGCAGCTGTACACCTCGGCTCCGGGCTCGTCGAGGATGCCGTCGATGGCGAGGCCGGCGCCTAGCAGGGACTTGGAGTTCTTCCGGGGTACGAGCAGGAGGTAGGTCCAGTACTGGCGCTGCCGGGTGCCCGGGAGTAGGCGCAGGATGTCGCAGATGACGTCGGCCTGCCACGTCCGCAGCCGCACGAGCTCGCCGCGCTGCACGCCCTTGGTGAGCCGCAGGTACGACTCGATCAGCTCGCACGCGAAAATGCCGTCCGTGTTGTCCTCGGTCCAGCGCGACGACTCCGGGGTCCACAGCTCCGGGCCGCGTGGCAGCGTCCTGGGGAACCGCGGCGGCGCCGCCGGCCTACGCGCCACCGGAGCGCTCCTGCTTGCGCGCGAGCAGCTCCTCCAGCCTTGACTTGGCCTTCACCTCGGCCACCCCCATCCGCGTGCGGTCCGTAGGCGTTAGCCCGAGCGCGGACAGCAGCTTGGCAATCTCGGTCTCGATCGTCGACAGCATCCCGACGAGCGGGTTGGCGTAGGCGTACCCCTTGTCGGTGTACAGGACCGGGTCGGAGGCCTCCAGCCGGACCATGAAGTCCTGTCGGCGGTCGAACTTCTCGCACAGCATCACGAGCGTCGGCCGGTCGGACTCGGCCAGCCACTTGCACTGGTCGAGGACCAGCTCCCACACCGCGCGTCCGGCCGGCTGAAGCTGAGAGGGGACGTCGTCCACGACTGGGGGCAGCGCCACCACGTTGGAGGCGTCGGGCAGGGCCCGCTTGCCGGGGTTGCCGAGTTTCCGCTTACGTTCTGCGGGAGTCGGCGGTCGTCCTGCGGGCAAGATCGCCACCCCCCTGGCAGGTCACAGACCCCCCGGGGTCAAATTTCGCGGTTGCGTGTGGGGGATGGGGGGCCGGGTCCGGATAGGTGCACGCCCCACGGATCTCCCCTCCCCCCCCTGGCGCTGACCTCTGGCCAAGGCTCGGCCGGGGGTGGCTGTCACCGGGCCTGCTTGCGGGCGTTGCAGCCACGGCAAAGGATCTGGATGTTGCTCTGCTCGTCGGTGCCGCCGGCGGCCTTGGGTACGGCGTGGTCGGCGGTGAGGTCGCTGGATGCGTGGGCCAGCACACCCCATCCCTGGCACCAGTCGCCGTGTGCTGCCCGGTGCTCGGCCACTGCTGCGGCTGCTGCGGTGCGCCAGGCCTGGGTGTAGCCGCGCTGGTGGGCGCTGCCTCGGGCCTGGTCCTGGCGCTTCTGCCATGCGGCCTGGTGGGTGCTGCAGCGTGAGGCGTTGCGGGTGAGGGCACCGCACACCAGGCAGGGGCGCTGACGGCGTGTGGCCATGCTGTCTCCCTGCCTGGTGGCTGGTGTGTCAGCGCCTGCGGAACAGACAGATCAGGGCGGTGCGCTCACCTCCGAGAGTCTTGCTCTCGGAGGCTGCCATGTTGGCCAGTGCCCAGCCTTCGGCCTCAATGGCCTCGATCTGTTCACCGACGCCGGTCATCGGCGCGGTGGTCTTGCTGCTGACGTTGGCCTCAATGATCTTGTAGGTGAGGACGGCGCGTCCTTCGGTGTACGCCTTGCGTGCCTCGTCGCTGGCCTTGCTGGCCTTGGCGTTGTTGATGAACCCCATGTGGTCCCCCCAGTGGTGTGGTGCTGAGGGAGCATCATGCGGTTGCCGGGGCGGGCGTGGGGTGGCTGTCGCTGTCCTGTGACACGACGAAGCCCCAGCCGGGGGGACCGTAGCTGAGGCTTCGTCGTGCGTCTGTGGCGCCGTCTGAGGGCACAGTTGTTCACCGAGATCGTGACACGGCGCTGACCTGCGGTCAAGCGGCCTTGCCCGTCTGGCGCTTGACCGTGAGTGCGTACACGTCGGGGGCGGCGTACCAGGGTTGTCGGTCGGTGCCGCCGGAGCGCTTCAGTTGGCCGCGGCGGACGAGTTGGCGGACGCCGTCGAGGGTGATGCCGAGCTGTCGGGCGGTCTGGTGGGCGGTGAGGTGGCCGGGCCGGATGATCTGCGACTCCATGCCTCCATGATGCGGCAGTGGTGTCGCTCGCGGGTGCTGTCCCAGTGGCCGGTTCCGGGGCGGTTCGGGCTTCTGGCGGTAGGGCCCGAAACCCGAAACTTTGCAGCTCACAGCCGATATCGGGGGCGAAACCGGTTTCGGATCAAGGTGAAACCGCAGGCTTGATCCGAAACCGGGTTGAGGGGCTCTACTCGCCGTCTTCGACAGCGGGCAGATCGGCGTACCGCAGGCCCTTGGCGCCGCCGCAGCAGTCCCGGATGGTGAGCTGCCGGGTGGACACCTTGGACGTCTTCAGAGCGGCGCTGAGAGCCGTCGACGACTCGGCCGGCTCCATCTCCAGCCACGGCCGGTACAGGTCCGGCCGGTACGCGGCCAGAGCCTCGACGAGCCGGTGCGAGTGGACCGCCTCGACTCCGTCGGGCCAGATGGCGCGCAGGTGGTCGACGGTGGTCTCGACGTCCTGCTCCTCGACCTTCGCGCCGACCGCCTGCCCGGTGAGGGTGCCGGCCGCCGTCCGGAGCGCGAGGGCGCGCTTGCCGATGTCCTCGGCCTCGGTCTGCTTGATGAACGCGGCGCGGACGGTGATGCCTTCGCGGCCGCGGGCGAGGATGCCGGTTCCCTGTTCGTCGATGCTGATGTCGGTGGCGCGCAGGCCGCGGTCGTAGGCGCCGGTGCCGAGCACGTTGTTGTTGGCGCGCCAGTCCATGACGGCGAGGCACAGGCGGGTCCCGACGCTGCTGGAGACGCTGGACGGCAGGGACGGGGCGTCGGGGTTCTGGGTGAGGAGGATGAGGATGATGCCGTAGGCGCGGCCTTTCTTGATGAGGCGGGTGGCGAGGGCTGCAGCTTCTTCCTTGTAGTCGGCGTGGGTGAAGAGTTCCTGGACTTCGTCGATGACGATGACGCGGGGGCCGAGCTGCTGCTCGGGGTACTTCTCGGCGAGGGCGCGGGTGACGCGGCGGCCGTCGGGGACCTCGGAGGCGGGCAGGCCCTTGATGAACTTGGCGCGGCGCTGGTATTCGGCGATACCGGAGCGCATGCCGCCGAGGGCGGCCTCCAGGTCCTCGTCCTCGTCGCCGGACACATAGCGGTGACAGACGGGCTTGACGGAGTCGAGGTCGCCGGATCCCTTGAGTTCGTAGATCCACAGTTCGGCGGTGGCATCGAGGGCAACACCGAGGACGATGGCGAGCGCACACGAGGTCTTGCCCGAGCCGGGGATGCCGCCGACCAGCAGGTTGGAGTACATGAGGGTGATCTCGATGAGGTTGCCGCGCGGGTCGAAGCCGTAGGGCAGCGGCTCGTACACGTCGGCCTGTCCGTCGTTCATGAGCGGCCAGAGCTTGCGGCCGGCCTTGGCGGGGTCGCGCTGGGCGACCCAGAGGACGAGGCGGCCGGGGTGGGCGGTGCGGTCGACGGCCGGCCACACGGTGCTGATGGGGCGGCGCATGGCGGCGGCGAGCGCGGCCCGCTTCTCCAGGACGGCGGTGGCCTCGATGCCGGGCGGGAGGTCGACCTCGGCGCGCCAGCCGGGGCCGTCGCGCATGACCTCGGAGGCGAACTCCGTGCCGCGGCGGCCCTTCTTGCCCTCGATGCCGATGGCGGCGAGGGCGTCGAGGACCTCGGTGGAGTCCAGGCGGCGCAGGATGTTGGTGGCGACGTAGCGGGTGACGAGCGGCTTGCCGTCGCGCTTCTTGCCGTTGAGGCCGATGAGGGTGGTGGCGGCGAGCGTGGCGGTGAGGGTCCAGCCGGGGGCCAGGAAGCAGCCGACGAGGGTGGTGATGCCGGTGGTCGTGGCGACGGCGAGGGAGACAACGCGGCGCGGGCGGACGCGGCGGGAGTGCTCGCGGGACAGCGTGAGCCAGGCCTCGATGTCCGCGGACGCGGCGGCCTTGGCCTCGACGGGGCGGGCCTCGGTGTCGGCGACCCACCGTCCCCAGCGCAGGACCATGCGGGTGAGGCCGCGGGGCGCGCGGGTGAGCAGGCGCAGGGCGTAGACGGGCAGGCGGATGGCGTGGAAGGCGCCGACGTGGCCGTAGTAGGACGCGGTCCAGCGGGTGGCCGTGGCGAACTCGGCGGCGTTGCGCAGGAAGGTGGGGACGACGGGCGGGGCGTCCGCGAGGTACGCCTGCCGTTCGGCGACCCAGGTGCCGGCGGGGGCCTGTTCGGTGGGCGGGTCGACGGGCCGGGGGTCGGCGTCCTGGACGATGTCGATGATGGTCTCGGCGAGGGTGTCCTTGGCGTCCTCGGTGAAGCGGTGGGCGTCCTGGGCGTCCTGGGCGTCCTGGGCGGCGTCCGGGGGCGCGGCCTTGTGGAGCTGGACGACGTTGTTCGTCATGCTGGTGGCTTCCTGCCTCTTGCTGGGGTGGGGAGGCCCGGGGACGGCGACTGCTTGGCGGTGGACGCCGTCCCCGGGGTAGCTACTTCTTCTTGCCGCGCTTGTCCTCGCGCTTCTGGGCGTCCTCGCGGATGCGGTCGACGCGGTTCTCCAGGGCCTTCACGGACTTGCCGCGGGCCTTACGGCGGTCGATGCGGACGCCGAGGGCGACGACGCGGAGGATCTCGCCGGCGGTGTGCGGGTCCTTGTCGGTGAACGCCATGTCAGGCCTCCGGGGTGGTGCCGTCGGGCATGGCCTGGGCGATGGCGGCGCCCGCGGCGGCGATCGATGCCCACAGGGCACCGGCGGCGGCGAGCGGCTCCGCCTTCTGCCAGCCGTCGCCTCGGGCTGCGGACTCGGCCTCACGGGCGAGGTTGGTGGCGCGGTCGATGGCGGACGCCGCCAACCTCAGATGTACGTCACGGTTCACGGGTGTCTCCTTGGTCGTGGGCCGGGTTGTCCAGCCCCACCGCGCCCCCGCCAGTCGTGCTCATATCGCTACGACTGACGGAGGACGGAGGGGCCGTCAGCTCTTGCGGGAGCTGCGCCATACGTCGCGCAGGATGAGTAGGCAGATCACGAGGGCGACCATGCCGACCGCGAGCACGATCAGGGCGATGGAGAAGCCGATGAGCAGGGCGACGAGGATTGTGCCGACGACGACCAGGGCGAGGACGGCCAGGCAGCCGAGGCCGAGGTACGCGCCCCACGGGTGGGCTTTGAGCGGCTGGAGAGGCTGCGTGTCCGTCTGGGACACGGAGGTCGGCCCGTACTGGACGGGCGCCGCGTACATCGGATTGCCGGCGAGGTCGTAGCCGATCTGCGGGCGCTGGACGGGCTCGTTCATCGGGTCCGCCTCCACATGCGAGGCAGGCGGGTATGGACCGCGAGGCCGAGGCCGAACGCGACGACCAGAGGCTTGGACACGACCGCGACGACAACCACGAGGACCAGGGCGAGGAGTGGCGGGAAGGCGATCAGGAGCCCGAGCAGGGCGCCGAGGAGAAGCCAGCGCATGACCACTACCGCCCCTCTGTGGTGACCACTTGGCGGCGCAGATCCGTGGCCTCGCGGCGGCTGAGGTTGAACTCGTCCTGCAGCTGGGCGATGGTCACGTGGCGGCCGGTGCTCGATGACCGGTCGCGGTCGAACCGCTGCGCCCTTTTCAGCAGCTCACCCGGGGTGATCGTGACCACCTCGGTGACCACTTGGCGGGTGGTCTGCACGGGTACGGCGGCGGTCACCTTCAGAGCGTCGTCACCCTGGAGGCCGGTACCGGCGCTGACGTCCTTCCATGGCCACGGCGTCGCCCTGGGGATGACCACCTCCGGGTTGTCGACCAGGCGTCCGCGGATGTTGTCCCACCGGTACGGCGAGGGACCTGAGTTGATGACGGGCCGGGCCGTGAGCGGCAGCAGGCGCACCCCCGCGGGCACAACGGGCGGACGGGGCGCGGGAGGCAGTTCCTTCCGTTCCTCCTGGACCTGCTCGACGGTCACCTCGACGGCGTCCTCCCACGGCGAGGCGAGGTCGATGGTGGCCAGGGAGGCGGCGTGACGGCGGGCGGCGAGCAGGTCGAGGAGCTTCGCCCGCTGTTCGACGCTCGCGCCGGCCTGCGCCTTGCCCACGGCCACGGACAGGCGCCGGGACAGTCGGGCACGGCCGCGGCCCTCGGGCGGGGTGTCGGCCAGCTTTGCGGCCAGGCCGACCGCCTTCACGGTCCACCGGTCCCGGGAGATCTGCTCGGCGCTGCGGTCGCGGACGGCGAGGCCGAGCCGGGACAGCAGCCGCTCGCGCAGCTCCCGGGCCAGCAGCGCGGGCAGGCTCCCCGAGCCGGTACCGGGCTTGGCCTGCCGCAGCTCGATGCCCATCGCCAGGTGCCACAGCAGCGCGGCCATGACCGGGCCGACGACCGCGCGGACGGTTCCGCCCACGATCCCGGACTCGGCATAGGCCGGGATGACCTGCACGGCGGTGATGAACCAGACGAGCAGGCCCGGAGTACCCGGGGCGCCCGTGGTGCGCAGGTTCTGCCGTGCCATCAAGGCGCAGGAGAACAGGGCCAGTTCCGCGGCGAGGAACATCACGGACCGTTCCTCGACAGCGGTCATGCCGAGGCGGTCGCGGGCGAACCCCCACGAGGTGTCACCGCTGTACGCGGTGCAGACGAGGGCGCCGATCGCGGCGACGAGGACGGCGGCCGGCGGGCGGGTGGTGGTCTTGCGGACGGCGCGGGCGGCGAGCGTCACGGTGACGAGCAGGGTCACCGCGGTGCCGACGACGGCAGTCGGGTGTGCCTGGGCCCAGTCGAGCACGGAGTTCATTCGGTGCCCCCGGCGGTGATCGTGTCGACCTGGTCGGCGAGGTCGCGGAGCCGGTCGGCGTGCCCGTCGAGGGCGGCGGCCAGGCCGTACAGCTGGACCGCGTTGAGGGCGCCGGTGTAGCCGCGCGCCTCGACGTATCCGCACACGGCCCGGTCCTCGGGGCGGGTGGCATACGGCGACTCGGACACCATGACCCGGAAGACTTCGGCGCCCTCGAAGGTGAGGACGGTCTCGGTGCCGTAGTGGGTGAGGTCGCAGCGGTAGACGTCGGGCCGGTGGTCGTGGTGCCCGCGGCACCACGTGGGCTCGGGCAGGGTGACCGGGCCGTGGTCGGCGGTGGCCAGGGTGATGGTGTGGGGCTCGGTGCTCACTGGCCCTCACCCGCCTCGACGCCGAGGGTGTGCAGGAGGATGCGGAGGGCCTCGGTGACGTGGCCGTGGGCGTGGCTGATGCCGTTCGGGTCGCGGAAGTCGGGGCGGCCGTAGTTGGCGAGGCTGCGCTGGGCCAGGGCGATGGCGGTGTCGAGGGCCGTGGGCTCGGTGGTCTGGCCGTCGAGGGGCTGCCGGATGTCGCTCATCGGGTCACCTGCTTGGTGCGCATGCGGCGCAGGGCCTCGTCCATGTCCGGGTCACTGTCGCCGGGGCGGGCGACGGGTGCGGTGCGGAAGCCGTTGGGTGCGGGGCTGTAGTAGCCGCCGGCCTGGTTCATCTCGCGGTCCGCGTACTGCCAGGTGCCGGTGTCGACGGGCACCTCGGCCACGTTCCGCTTCGTGCGGTAGTGGGCGGTGACCGTGTGGCGGGCGAGGGTGGCCAGCCAGCTGTACATCTGGCCGTCGGTGGTGGCCCGGCATTTGTGGAGGTCGAGCCAGGCCCGGTAGAAGGCGTCTGCGGTGAGGTCTTCGGCGAGGTGCTGGTTGCCGCCGCGGACCTCGTGCTGGACGAGGCGGGTGATGGCCGGCTGGAAGCGGGTGTAGATCGTGGTGAAGCGCTCGTTGAGCTGCTGCGCCGGGGTGAGCGCGGACGGTGCCGCAGGCATGGCAAAGTTAGCCACTGCCGACTCCTGTCGTAGTCAGGATGTTCGGTAGGGGTCGGGCGACGCGCGCGCCTCGGGTGTTCCACCACCCGGGAGCTGTCGTCCGGCCCCGCTTCTATTCGATTTTCGAGTACTTCTTGATCGCGTCGTTGACGGAGGTGTAACTCCGCCCGACGTCCTTCGCGACCTTGTAGGCGCTGCCGAGTTCGGCCTTGCCGTCGGCGAGCGCCTTGCCGCGCCGTTCGAGCGCTCCGGACAGTTGCGATTGGAGCTGTTCCACCAGCTCTTCCTCACGCCTGAACCGGACCCGCCAGGGTTCCTCGGTCACAAGGAAGAGACTATCACGGGGGGCCGTTATAGTCACGCGTTCTCCTTCGGCTGCAGCCGAGCCAGGGTGAGGAAGTCCCGCTCCTCGTAGATGCATTGGCACCACGGGCAGGTGAGCACCTTCTCTCCGGGCAGATGCCGGATCGTCGCCCCGCACACCACCCCAGAGACGTCGGCCGCCACGCACTGCCCGATCCGCCGGCCCCGCTCCCGGGTCGCGCCCACGATCGACAGAGCCGCACCCTCCACCTCACGCACCTCACGCGCCAGATCACCAGCCGCCGGGTACGACGAGACGATCCACTCCAGGTTCGCGCCCAGGGACCGGGCCGCATGCCGGACACGATGCTCCATACCGCCCTCGACGACAGGCTGCCCCCAGCCACGACACGCCTGGACATCGGACAGCCACGACTCCAGCACGAGAGTGATCCCCCCGTACCGAAGGTCGAGGACCGCCTCGTTCACGGGCAAGGAGCTGGACCCGCGCCCACTGGAGGGGCGTTCACCGCCACCGTGGACTCCCGGAGCCAGGAACCCTTCGAGAGCCGCGTACAGCCGCGGCATACGGTCCAGACGCTCCGCCAGGGCGAGCGTGTCACCCGGGCAGAGGTAGCCGGCCTCCAGGTCGCGGTCGCAGAGTCCGCATGCCGCGGTCACAGCAGGCCCTCCCGTCGGGCAGCGTCTCCGAAGCGGTCCACGGCGGCGCGCAGGTCCAACTCGAAGCCGCGGGCGGACGCTTCGAGCAGCTCGACCGGGTGCGGCTCGACCCACACGTTCTGCGGTGGCAGATCTGCCACAGTCGATGTCGACGGTGAGTTACCGCGCCGGGCGACGGCGCGGCAGCCACGCCAGTTACGGAAGGCGTTCAGCCCGTTCACCAACTGCGCACCCATGACCAGGCCACAGATCAGGGCCTGGATCTCGTTCGGTGTCACGACGGCCTCCTTCGTGGTCTCCTGCTGGGGGTGGCCGGCCCCGAATCCCGCGGGGCCGGCCGATTGCGTGTGCGGGTCAGACCTTGGACTCGATGGGGTTGCCGTGGGCGTCGGTGACTCCGTCGCACGTGCAGTGCGTGCCCTCGACCGAGGGCCCGCTGTGGAGCGGGCAGGGGGCGGGCAGGGAGGCGGCCCATGCAGCCAGTTCGGCGTCTTTGCGTTCCTCGACCGTGGCGTGGGCCTTCTTCAGGAGGTCGCCGATGTAGTCGGCGCGGTTGTTGTCGAGGGTGATCTCGAAGGTGCGGCCGTCGCTGAACTTGAAGGTGATGTAGACGGTGTCGTCGGGGTCTCCGTCGTCGTCGGTGTCGCCGATCTGGATGTTGATGCTGTGCGGGTCGTTGGGGCCGGTGACGACGCAGGGTTCGGTGGGTCCGTCGAGCTGCGGG